CTCCAGCCTCTTAAACGTCGCCATTATCTCCTCCGGGGTTTGCTTTTTGGTTTCCCTCATAACCCTGAAATCCTCCGCCTTATACGGCGGCGTATTCGATAAACGGTTGACATTGGCAAGCAGGGAACACAGGACCCCGTTCAATACGTCCTTGAATTTCCATTCCTCATTCCTCTGCTCTATCTTTGCCTTCGCAATCTGGAAAAACTCTGAAGGCGTCAATCTTCTGAACTGCGCAGGGGTCAACCCGCAAAGCCCGAACGCAAGGTTCCCATTGGCCTTTTCATAGGCCGCACTCAGTTTTTTTCGTCATCCCCTTCAGAGGGTTTCGGCTTCTCGTCTTCTTTCGGTTCCCCGAACCAGCCGGACACTATCAGGGCTCGATGAAACGAACCATAGAGCACGATCATCCCGGCAGTACCGGCAAACTGGCGGCAGAACGCTTTGACCATCCGGAACGCCAGCTCTTTGCCGGGCGGTCCTTGCTGGATTGCATATGAGAGGTTGCCCTGGTCGTCGGCTTTCCGCAACCCCCTCCAGAGGACCACGGCGGCGTTGTCGTAGGTCCGTGTTGACGGGTGGAATGCCACGAATAGGGACAGGCTCTTCTCTATTTCCCGTACGTCAGTGTCCTCAAAACGGAGGGCGTATGTGGTGCCCTCTATCTCTATCGGGAATGACTCGTCAGGCATTGCTCACACGTACCCGTGCGTAACCTCGACCCAGTACACGACCGGAACACAGGAGGTCTTGAACTTGACCACGGGGATCATGAGAACCTTCCCGGCGGTGGTCGGGATGGTGATGGCGTCTCCCGTGGTTCCTGCGGTTGCGAGGACGTTGTTTACGTACACGCTTTCAGAGGTGCCGGTCCCTGATATGCAGAACTTCACACCGGTGTCTGCGAGGTCGGTCGTGACCTGATACCCGTATTTGGTTGTCGAGAATGTCGGGGAAAGCGTGAGCGCCGTGGTGTTGGCATCGGTTACGGCGATGTCGGTGACACCCACTGTTACCGCCGTGGTGATCGGAGTGATAACCCCAGAAGGCTGGATCTTGAAGGTCATCTTCGAGTTGCCGTCCTTATCGAAGGTCGGGGTACTGCAAGCACTCACATAGCCCTGGAAAGACCACGCATACGTGATCGCGCTGGTCGGGGCTACAATCTGCCATGTGGAGATGGTCCCAGCCGCCTTCATGGTTGCGATTGCTGCCTGTTCAGACTGGCCGGTGAACCCGACTTCTACCGTAAGCTCGGATATCTCGCTGAAACCCGGGCGGTATGATTTCACGGCACCCACGTTGTTATGGCTGGTGGTGTCGATCTTTGCGATAGTTTCCATGATTTCGGAGACGTTCTGAATCTCTCCGAACACGGTGGTTCCGTAGATGAGGTTTACGCCTCTCCCGGATACTACCTGATTTGTCATTCCTTGTTACCTCCTTAAACCTGATACTGGATCAAAAAGTCCCGGTGCACTAACCACAAATCGAGATCCGGGTTCGTGTCCGGGACGGTCCCCTGGTCATCGATTCGGATGACATAGACACCCGGGGCCAGATAGGTGTTGTCGATGGCGTTCAGCGAATCTGCGATGAGTTCAGACAGGTTATCCGCTGCGCCGTCGCTGGTCGCCCATGCGGTACATTGAATCCTGCTCTGCCCGAGCCTCCTCCCGTTATGCGAGTAGTTCAGCCGTTTGGCGTCAACCCTCGATACGGTGATGGCGGGGAATGTCGGATTGCTCGGGAGTTTTGCCCGATATATCCTGGTGCTTGTGACGTTGGTGATCGCCGTCGCTGCTTTCAGCCGGGTGATAATGGCAAGCGTGAGATCCTTCATCCGTATAGCCCTCCAATGAGGTCTGGCCGGATACCCTGCATGGTTGCTACATCCTCGTTCCATTCGGTGCGGTCAAACACGGAGAGCAGCATTCGCTCGTATTTCGGCATGTTGCTGTCCCACGCAGGCCGCCAGTGCGGGCGTGGTGCCTGGTTGTATATCCTGCCGAGAGAATCGGCGCCCACAAACCCGAACTCCAGCCGGCGCCCGTAAGGGACATTCGTTCCAATAAGTGCGACAGGGTGCAACCCTTCGGTGCTCATCTCGACGTGGATGCTGCGGCGATAGGTGCCGGTCTTATACGGTGCGATTGCCTTAACGTCGTTGGCGTATTCCTGCCCGGCAAGGCGCACGGCTATGCTCTCGTTCTTCATCACGGTCGCTGCCAGTTTCCCCAAATCGCGGGTGAGTAGGTTAAGCGCCGAGAAGTCGAACGAGAACGCGGCCATCAGGTGCCACCTTTCCCAAGGAACAGGCCGGCAAGGGTGCCGAAGAACCCGGACACTGCAGTTGCGGCGCCGGTGGCTTTCCACTGCCAGCCTTCAAGGGTTCTGATCCGGGTTTCGTGGTCATCTTTGCATTCTACCAGTCCCTTGACATTCTCGTGGATTAGAAGTAAGAGTTCTCTGTCTGTGTGTGGTTGGTTGCTCACGGTCATACCACCGCCGCAATGTCAACGGAGATGTGCGATACTGTTGCCGATGTTGCCTCGTAAACCTGATACACGGCGTTCACAACAAAGGTCTCGGCGAATCCGGTGTTTGTGCTTGTCAGCGTGTCACCTTCCTTGATTGGGGTTCCTGATGCCAGCAGTGCCCGGGGGGATGTGGCGATAATAGCGCCATCCCTCAATGCTTTCTTTGCAGCAATGAACCGGCAGGCCACGGTCGATGTGGAATCTGTGTATGTGAGTTCCCCGTATGCGTCAAGGGCTTCGGCAATCGTGCCATCGACTACGGCAGCACCTGGAGCGGTGTTGTTGTCCGATATCGCCTCATCGTTCTGGAACGTGCCGCTGATGGTGTGCAGGGTGAGCGTTCCCGATGCCTGTGCCCCAGTCGATACGATGATCGCGGTGGCGTGGCTGGTGGCGCCCGTGAGGGTAGCCCCTGCGGCGAATACTGCCGTCCCGGTGTCGTATGCCATCGTGTAATTCTGGCATTTGGTCGCCAGTGTTGCCGAATGAATCAGGAAAACCGACGGGAGGGCCATTACCGGCACCTCGACCTGATACGGGACACGGAAATCCCGGACCCGTTGACGTACGCGACATACTGGTTAATTGCCAGCAGCGCCTTATCCTCCAGCGCCTTGATCTCGGCTTCGGGCGATGTGCTGAACGAGATATCGCCACCTAACGAAAGGGAGTTCGGGCGGGACAGTTCGTGAGCCTGCCGGCGCTTGATCTTGGCGATGGTCAGATAGATGCTGGCGGTCTTAAGCTGCGTGGCTGATGCCGGTGCCGTAATGCCTTTCTGGGTGAGGATATCGGTGATCTCGGCATCCGACCGGGCGATCAGGCTGGTGATGTTGGCAGTCGTGGCCGTACCGCACGCGGTTCCTGCTTCGAGCTGCACTTCATCATATGTCGAGAATGCCATCGGTCTTCCGCCTCAATTCTTCGAGATCCGCTTTCATCTGACCTTCCCCGTCAGCAATCTCCAAAAAGGAGATATCGGCAGCGGTGAGCCCGGTTTTGTCGAGCTCCCCGGCGTTCTTATCCTGTTCGTATGAACGGGTGAGATACTTGCCGCAATTCAAAGTTGATAAAACCATGAGGGTTTACCCCCTCACGGCTTACGCTCCGCCGTATTCGACACGGGAGATCGCATTTGCGAGGCCGTACTGGCAGGCCACACGCATTGAGACCTTGCCGCTCACGAGATCCCGGAGCGGGTCGCGGTAGTCCTCGACAAAGAGATCCTGCCTCATGCCGATACCGCCGGCCTTTGCCTTGTCGAACAGGCACATGCCGATATATCCGTTGTCCGGTGCTCCCCATGTGTAGGATGCAGATGCCGTTGGTGCGGAGGTGGTAGTGACCGAAACACCGCATTCAAACAGCTTGGTCCCGAGGATAGTCGGGAGGATGCCGGTACGCATCTGTTCCTGTGCGACGGGGTTGTATGCAATCGGGGTGTAATCCTTGTAGATGTAGGTTGACACCTGTGGGTGATAGATGGTCGTATCTGCATAGAACCCGTCAGCGGCGATAAGCGCCTTTGCCTCGCGGATTGCAGCGGCACCGCCGAGAGCGGCGACAGCCGCGTTGATGTCGTATTCGTTCCCGGCGTTGTCCAGAAGGGTCGCGAGCATCCACTGGTTCAGGGAGTTCTCGCAGGCTTCCCCGGCTTTCCTGACTTCCATCTCGATGACGGAGAACAGGGCGTCGTCAACCATCTCTTTGGTACAGAGCGGGATCTCGCCGATCTTCTTAGCGGTCCACGTCCTGGTTGTGTAATCCTGGTTCTTGACGGTGAACTCGGAACCTTCCCCAACGAAGGGAGCATACCTTCCGGAATCGCCGATGTTGATCTGCATGACGTTTGACTTCATCGGGTAGACGTTCACGGCGTCACGCATACAGCGGGCGGGTTCTGCACCTTCAATGATCGTGCGGTTGATCTCGGTCTGGACCAGCGTGCCGGTCTCGACGGCTTCCGAAAGCAGGAGTTCACGGGCGGGCTTGATCTTCCCGTCTTCACCCTCAATCATGTACCGGGTGCCGGTGGCTTTCTCGAACGCTGCGAGGTCGCGGGATACGATCCGGTTCTGGAGGATCTTCTTTTCAGAGGGTCCGGCGTTTGCGGCTTCAAGAGCCCTGATAAGTAACTGTGTCATGTGTTTTGTCCCTCCTTACGTGGCTGAGCTCACTGGTGCGGATGTCTGCACGAGGATGTACCCGGTTCCGCCAACGGTATCAGCACCTACGGCGATATCGTCGAGGCAAAGACCGACCGCGTTCTGGAGTCCGAGAATAGTGCCTTTTGCCTGGAGCACGGAATCACGGACGATACCGCAACCGGCAACTGTTGACACGCCGATCCAGTCGCCGGCATCTGCGGTGCCGTTATCAGCGGACAGCATGATCTTACAGACACATCCCTGCATGAGGACGGTCACTGGCCGACCGGCGGTTGCCTGTGAGTGGGCGGCAACGCCGATGGGTGCGCCAACACTTGATGTTGCGGGAACGATCGTGCGGCTGTCGCCGGAATCTGCGAACGCTACAATCTGGCCTGCGAGGATGGCGCTGCCCGCCTTGAAGGTCATGGTGAGCCCCAGATGTATCGGGGCGGGGTCGAATGCGACCGGGGTGGTTGCTGTCATGTTACTGGCCTCCGATTACGCCCTTTTTTCGGTCTACGGGAACGTAGAATTCCGGCAGGGCTTCAAGTTCCTTTACTGCGCCTGCTCCGGTGGCGGGTGATACGTCCTTCTCCAGCGCGTCAATGCGGGCTGCGAGTTTCGCAATCGTGCCAACAGCCTCGGAGAGTTCCTTTGGGATCTCAACCTTGACATCGGCGGGCTTCTGTGCCTGTGCGACCGCTGCGGAGAGCTCCTTAATCTTGAGCTCCTGGGCGTCGATCTTGTCTTCAAGTTCCTTTGTGTCTGCCATAGTTTCCTGCTCCACCGGCGCCGCTATTGGTGCCGGGGTGGTTTCATCAGCGGGAGCCTCGTTTATCCTGCAAACTTTGCAGGCGCCACGGTTCACGAATGCATATCCGTTGAATATGAGCGACGCGGCCTCCATACGGCGGGTCTGCGGGTTCTCCACTTCATCGCCCCCGTGTTCGACACTGACGAACCTGATATTCTTCCGCTTGATCAGTTCCTGCATAGCCCTGCCGTTGGGTGTGGAACCATAGACGAGGAGATCAGAGAGAATAGCGGCGTGAGTGTTACCCACCTCGTCTGTGAATTGACCAAAATGCGGGTTGATTGCTTCGCTTACCCGGTTGCTTTCATCACGGGGGACGCCTCCCATGTGCCGGTTATACCCGGTCTTTTTGAGCCAGTTCCCGGCGTATGCTTCGAGCGTCTTTGCCGGATAGAAAAGCGGGGTTTTCTGTGCTGAGTCTGTCCATTCGCCCTCTGCGAGCAACGGCACATCCCTGATCAGGAGATCACCGGATTCAAGCTCAAAGAGCCGGTTTGATGCGTCGAATGTGACCTGCAACGCCCTGATGTGAGGAATGCTGCCGTTCGGCTGCTTGTCGGAGCCTCCGGTGAAGTGCAATGCATCGGGCGGTGAAAGAATTAGTTTACC